ACGGGTTTACCGAACCCGTATGACACAGGCTTTGGACTTGCAGAAGATGATGAGCGACCCTGGCGTCGCGGCTGGAACGAAGCCAATCAACCCGGCTAAACTTTATACGACGATGGCGCGTGGAAAGTCGTCCGTGCTTAATGGAGAGTCGCCGTACAAACTTGCCCCGCTCAGTCAGTCCGCAGCAGTAACGCAGGCGTTCGGCACAGGTTCTAAAGTACCAGGGTGGGCGGAGCGCGCGGCCAGTATGGAAGGACTTGCAGCAATGGGCAATGGCGAAGTCCGGCTGCCTTACACGGGCAAATTAAGCCTTCCGCAACAGGCGCTGTTTGGAACGGCAGGCGTACTTTCGCGCAGCGTGTTGAACCAATTGGCCACGCCTGAAGGCCAACAAATGCTCGTCAACGGGTATAAACTCTCCCCGCAAGACTTCGAGTTTCTTTCGCGCTTGGGCGCATTGGGCGCAACGTCAACATCTGCCATTTTCGCTAAACCGCCTTCGCAATGAAAATTCTCGTCATCGACCCCTCGGCGCTGGCGCTCGACTTTTGTCTACGCAGCATGGCCGAGGGCGCACAAGTCCGGTGGTTCATCCGCAACAAGCCCGATGGGATGATTACTGTTGGAGATCATCTTGTCCAGAAGGTGCAGCATTGGGAGCAGCACATGAATTGGGCGGACTTGGTGTTTCTGCCAGACAACGCGGTCTACATGGCCGACTTGGACAAGTGGCGGCAGCGCGGGTATCCGATCTACGGGGCCAATAGCTTCACTGCGCAGTGGGAGCTAAACCGGCAGGTGGGCATGGATGTGCTCAAAGCGCACGGTGTGCCGCTCATCGAAGGCGAGACGTTTACCAGCTACGACAAGGCCATTGCCTACGTCAAGGCCAACATGGGGCGCTACGTTTCCAAGCCGTTTGGGGACGCAGACCGCAGCCTGTCCTACGTCAGCAAAGGGCCGGCAGATATGGTCTACATGCTGGAAAAGTGGAAGCGCGCCGGTAAGCACGTCCCCGCGTTCATCATGCAGAAGTTTCAACCCGGCATCGAAATGGCCGTGGGCGCATGGGTCGGCCCGAACGGGTTTGCAAGCCCTTGGTGCGAGAACTTCGAGCACAAGAAGCTGATGAACGACGACAAAGGCCCGAACACGGGGGAAATGGGAACCGTTATCACTTACACTGAGAAGTCCAAGCTGGCCGACAAAGTGCTCAAGCCGCTGGAGGACTATCTGGTGCGCAGTGGGCACATTGGGTTTGTGGACGTTGCGGTCATCATTGACGACAAAGGCAACCCGTGGCCGCTAGAGTTTACGATGCGCCCAGGCTGGCCGATCTTCAACATTCAGCAGCAACTACACCGGAGCACAGCAAAATGGATGCTCGAAAGCCTAAACGGATCATCGATCTGGACGAACTTCTTGACGGGCCTGACGGCAACGGGGGTCGTGCTGGCGATCCCGGACTTTCCTTACAACAAGCTGAGCCGCAAGGAAGTGTCGGGCACGCCGATCTACAACCTGGACGCAGTGAGCAGCCACATTCACCCCTGCGAACTGAAAGCAGCGAAGGTGCCAGTGGAGCGCGGGAACAAGATCGTGGAGGAAATGCACCTCGTGAGCGCCGGGACGTATCTACTCATCGCAGCAGCGGCAGCGCCGACAGTGGACGCAAGTCGGGGGCAGGCCTACAAAGCCTTGGAGTCATTGTCGGTGCCGAACTCCCCGATATATCGGACGGACATTGGCAAGCGCCTCAATACCCAATTGCCCAAGTTGCAGAAGATGGGCTATGCAACGAGCCTGAAACTGTAAGCAACGAGCAGACCAATCACCTCAATCGGATCGTCAACAAGGCACTGCGCAAGATCGAGGACATTCTTGACCTCAACCCTGCGCCTTGGGACAACGACTATGCGCGGCTGCTCTCCATCCAGAAGGACGCAGCCGCCAGCGCGATCAATATGGCGATCAAGGCCGACGAGAGCCGGTTCCGTGCGCAGTCGGACGCGGCTATTGCAGTGATCCTGGACGAAGTGCGCAGGCTCAAGGCCGGGCGCACACAAGCGGTGATCGAGAATCACGCCGCTTGAGCTTCGCCCTCTTGCTTGAACTCGAAGCCAAGCCTGTCAGTGTCGAGTTCAAGGCATTGCGTCTGTCCTTGCGGGGGGACGCCCGTCATGCCCTTGGTCAGCGTCACCTTGCGCAAACCGCGCAGCACTCCGATCTTGCGCAATTCGCGTTGCGCATCTGCCCAGTCTAGTCGCCGCTGCAACGCATAGCGGCGCATGAGCGAGTAAGAGACGTAAAGCGTGCGGCTAGGCGCTTCGTAGCGCATAGTGTAGGGCGGCGTGGTGCGGATCAGGTCAAACACCACGTTCTGCATGTTGGTCTGCACGCAATGCGCGATATTCTCGTTGATGAAGTCTGTAAGCGTTTGTGTCGCATCTGACTCGTAGGCGCTGCGGTGTTCCCGTTCAGCCAGGATCAGTTCGCGGCCAAATTCCAGCACGGCGTTCGCATCGACAGGCATACCTAGCGCCGCCTTGACAACACGGGCCATCATGGCCGCGCCGGCGACCATGTTGACGCGGATACGTTCTTCGGTCGGTGCCTGAATCGCCGTTTGCAGTGCGCTTTTGACTTTTTCCAGCCCCTGCGCGATCAAGTCTTTGTGGTCAACCAAGTATTGCGCCAGGACGTGCCCGGCAGTTCCGGCGTTCGCCATCAGCAGGCGCTTCATCATGTCGCCATCTTGCAGGCGGGCGTTGGGCGGCAGCGTCACGCGCATTTCCAGCACACGGAAAGCCTCCGGGATTGCGCCCAAATCCATCAGCTTCTCAATGATGGACGTGTTGCTGCTCGACGTGAGGATGGTGTGCCACTCCGGGGCCATTTCGCGCATGTGTCCCGAGCGGTCGAGCCGCCGCTTATCCCGGCCTTCGGACACGTCATAGGCGAGCACGGCGAGCCTTTGACCGTCGAGCTTCGTCAGTTCTTCGGCCTGCACCGGCAGGTTGTGCATGATGGAGAGGAACGCCACCCGCGCGTTATCAGTGTCCTGCGCTTTACTAAACGCAGACTCTTGTGTCCCAAACACGCTCGTAATGGCACTCTGCACAGTGGACTTGCCTTGCCCTGAAGGGCCGACCAGCGACAGGATGCCGCCACGCTCGCCCGACAGCTTCATCAACGGCGCGGCCAGCGAGCACATGAACGCGAAGGTTTGCTTATGACTATCGCCACACAGCAGGGGCAACGCCGCCTCGCGCCATGCGTTCACGTCGCCCACCAAGGGCATATACCGCGCCAATTGCGCAGCGTGCGGTTCCAGATGCACCAGCACTGGCACTTGGCCTGCGCGATAAAGCCGGTTGCCGACAAGGAAACTGTCGTCCGCTTGCCAACCAAATTGTCTGTATGAGTCCGTCACTTTTTGCTCCCGCTCCAACTTTTCTTTCGACGCGATCAAAAACGCCTTGACCCCAGTCGCACGCTTGCCGAACACGCTCACGCCGATGTTGTTCAACGCCTGCTCGAACTCCCGGCTCAGTTGCGCCATTGTGATGTGGTGCTTCGCCTCGTGTGGGTTGAGCAACGTCACTTCGATGTACCGCTGCTCCTGCACGCCAGGGATGCGGATCACGTTCGTCACGGCAACCGGGTAGTGCAACAGTGTGTCCCATGTCGCCTCGCCGCTTTCTTCGTCTTTTACCTTGACCTGCAAAGCGCCTGCATGGAGACGGTAGCCATCGGGGATGAACGGCGCCAGCGCCTTCCATTGCTCAACTTCTGGCGCTGGCTCGATGCCGCGCCGCTCTTTGCCGCGAACAATCGACAGCACCTCGGCCTCGGGCAGCGGCGGCTCACACTTGGACTCGTTCAGCACCAGCATTTCGGCCACCAAGTCGTCGCCTTCGACGCCAGCCTTGATCTTGGCGTAGCAGGCCCGGCTCAGATAGTCATTGCGCCCGCCCTGCGGCACGATGCTCAAGACCGCCGCCAGCATCCCCGTGGGCGCATCCAGCGGACTTTCCTGGCGTGGAGTTGCCTGCGCCTTGGCAAGCAGCTTTGCAGGCAGCACCGGCACGTCGGCCAGCGACGGCGGCAGGCCGTTGATCCAGCGGTATTGCCACGGCGTACCCTCGTCGTCAACAACGACCGATGGAGGCAACACGTCCTGGCCGCCAGCCGCACGCAGTTCAAACCCATGCTGATGCAAGGCGACCGTGCGCATACCCTCTGGCGCACGGAATAGCGCCTTCCAGCGGCGCGGCCTGCCACTCGTCCAGACGGGGCACGCAGCAACGATTTGCTTGAGCGCGGGAAGTGAGAACCCCTGCGCAGTCCACCACGCCTTAAACAGCGTGGAGTCGTCAACGTCAAGACAACAAGTGCCAGAAAGTGCGTGGTTGACGCCCACATTGCCGCGTTCGAGACGCGCAACGTCCTCGCACCTTCGCTCCACCCACCCCTGCTCTCTCGGCCCTTTTTCGTCTCGCGGGATAGCGACAAGTGCTAACCCTAACCGTAGATAGTCTTGGATCATTTTGAAGGAGAAAAAGGATTGGGGCGGGGGGCCCCAATCCTATACTCGATCAGTCGCCGAGCAAAGCGTCCAGGTCTACTTTTTCAGCCGTTACCGTCTTGACCTTGGAGAGCGGCGCCACCTTCCTTTCCGACTCAGCAATAGGCGGTTCTTCCGCCGCAGGGGCTTCCGTCACGACCTCCCGAACAGTCGCAGCGACCATCGGAACACCCATGCCAACCGCAGCTTTCGCGCCCTCGCTCTGGCGCAATTGCGCTGCGGCGTGCAGTTCTTCCTCGGTCAACGGGCGCTTAATCGTAAACACCACGCGCGGGTAATCGCTCTTGGCATCGAACGACGCATCGAACACCACTCGCTCGAGGTCGATGTTTTGGCGCACAGCGTCCTTGACCGCATCGGCAAACGCCAGCATGTTCATGGGCGAGAGCCGCCACGCAAAGATTTGCGCGTCAGGATCGCCCACCAGCATGACAGCGATGCGCTTGGAGTCCTTGCACCGCTTGTTTTTCTTGCCCGTCGTCGGGTTAATGTCACTGCCCCACACGTTATGCGGGCAGTTTGCGCAAGACGGCGATTGCGGGTGCTCAACACCGTCGTTGGGACGGATGCCGTTGTCCGAAGCGCAGTCCGGGGCGCGGGGTTCGCCGTCCGGGTCATACTTGCTCAGATAGAACGTCTTGCTCTTGGCCGGGTTTGCAGCGATCAGCGCAAACTGGATGTTGAACGAGTTCAACACATGCTCCTCGCCATCGAGCATACGCAAGCGCCAGCGTGCGCCCTTGATGCTGATCTCGGGGAACGTGCGGCCCTCACCGGACATGCCGCTGATTACGTCAGCCGCAAGGCTAGACAGCCCTGCAACAGTCGGCAGGTTCGTGGTTTTAGTGGTCAGGTTGCTCATACTTCGCTCCTTTTCGCAGGCTCAATGAAACGGCGTAGCGCCGCAGCTCGACTCAGAACAATCCGAGTCTTTCTTCCGACGACGCGGCAATGCACCTCGTCGCGGTTGATCTGTTCGACGCGCACCCGCCCTAGCGTAAGGGTACGGATTACTGCGCCGACACGAAGAATCTCGCGTGGATTCATTTGACACTCAACACAGTCGTTCCGCTCACCTCGACGCCGGGGATGACCTCGCCATCCTCGATCAGCTTCAGTGCTTCGGTCGAGTCAATCGACTGCTTGACCAGCGCGGGGTTGGTTTCAGCAAACTGCGCGAAGGCGTTCCAGTCTGTCACCTTGACGTTGCGCCGCACGTAGGTCGTCACCAGGCCCGCATCGGTGCGCGCCGACTTCAGCCCTGCCTCGGCCAGCTTTGCTTCAATCTGTTGGCTCAGGTCGTCAAGCAAGGCCGTGTATTTTTTGACAGCAGCGTCTTTTTCTTCGCGGGCGTGCTTGTACGCCGCGATCAGGTCGTTAAGTTCCATAGCTCTCTCCGTTTATCCACGCCATAACGAGATTCTGTAGGGACTGGCGTGCTTGGTTCCTACTGTAAATTGCCCGCTCTAGGGCGTCAACGAAAATGTGTAAGATTCTCGTGTGAGATGTTTGCGAAGGCCGCTGAATGCGGGCGTTCGCCTGCACGTAGGCGTCTCCGCCGTCCGTGGGCGCATACCAGATGATCGTATTAGCCGCCGTGAGCGTCAGGCCGTGGCTCATGGTGCGCGGGTCAGCGACGATGATGCGCGGCTCGGGCAGCTTCTGGAAGTCTGCGAAAATTTGCGTGCGGTCGTTCAAGCTCGTCTCGCCCGACACTACAGCCACCGAGTAGTCACCCTTGAGCGCATCTGCAACCCGCTTGACGATGCTCTGAAACGGCGCGAACACGATAATCTTCCGGTCGCACTCGTCCACAATGTCGCGCAGCAGTGCCAGCCTGGGCGAAGCGTCCACGTCATGCGCCTGATGATCTTTGTCGTAGACCGCGCCGGCCAGGATCTGCAAGATCTTGATGCGCAGTGCCCCTTCGTGCACTGCCGTAATCTCCGCGCCGTTGTCAAGCGCCCACTGCATCTTTTTGCGTAACTCATCGAGCGCCTTGCGCTGCGCAGTCGTCATCTCCGCCTTGCGGTGCTCGTAGGTCGTGGGCGGCAGGTCGATGCAGTCATCACGTCGGAACCGGATCGCAGGCTGCATGAACTCACCGACGATTTTCTCCGCACTCGGAACCGGCTCCCACTTGAAGTTCGATACTTGCCGCATCACGGTGTTGCGGAACGCCCGATAGCTCAGCTTGGGCTTGTCGATCAGCGCCTGCTGACCGTATGCGTCAGTCGGTTCTTGCGGCGTGGGCGTGCCCGTGTTCAACCAGACCAGCGGGTTCGGCAGCCCGCGAATCAGGTCGCGCAGGGCCTTCCACCGCGCGGTCGTCGGGTGCCGGTATTTGTGACTCTCGTCCACGATGATCAACCACGAAGTTTTCTTAACCATGATCGCTTCGCGCACCGCGTCAATGGTCAATCCCTCGTTGTTGACGATGTAGTAGTCCGCGTCATACTCCAACGCTTCGAGACGCTGCTTCACGCTTCCGTGCAGCACACTCGACCTCCTGCGCCCTGGGAAGTGCTCGCCAATTGCATCGCGCCAGACGCTGTAGACCGTGGTCAGCGGAGCGACAATCAACACCTTCGTAACGACATTCAGCCCCAACAGGTAGTCGCTGGCCCACAGGTTGCCAAGCGTCTTGCCCGTCCCCGGCTCGGACAGGTTGTGGCAACGAGGGTGCGTGGTCAGGAACCGCGCCATCTCGATCTGGTGTGCCATCGGCTTCTCAATCGAGGGCGAGCGCGGCCAGTCGTAGCTCGTCTCAATTGGCGACTTGACCGGCAGCCCAACATGCGCAGCGGCGATCATCGCCAGCAGATTAACGGGCGCGACCACGACATCCTTGATAACCCGCGCACCAGGAATCGCTCGCGCAACCCGGTCAGGCTCGGGCAATCCGGGCCAGCCGACCACGTTATGCTTTGCACTGTACGCTAATTGCATCCAACATCCCCCTTATGTCGTCACCACTGTAAGCAACTGTTACAGCGCCGTGCGCTTGTCGAATAGCGGCAATCTCACGTTCCTGGTTCGGCGTCAGCTTGCCGTTTGCGCTCTTGGCTTCAATGGCGAAAAACGTGCCTTTGTAGCATCCGACAAAATCCGGTATCCCCGACCGCCCGTAACCGTTCATGGCGGGCATGAAATACCAGCACCCATACTCAGCCAAGACTTTCTTGATCTCGGCCTTTACTTTGCCTTCGGGCGTCATTTGTTCGGATAAAAATTGCACTTGTGCGCACTGCACCAGTTGCAAAGCGGCGACAGCTTGGGCACCCATCGCTCGTCGGCCTCGATCTGCGCGATGATGCGGGCAATTTTGTCCTCAACAGCTTGCAAATTGCACCGCTCATGCACCACTTCTGCGCTGACCTTGCCGTGCTTCAGGTAGACGTTGAACCCGGTCACTTTCTCCACGGCAGGGAACGCCTTGAGAACAGCGAGCGCGTAGCAGTCATGTTGCAGCGTATCCTCATAGGGCTTGCCGCTTTTCCAGTCGCACACCACGGCGCGCTTGCCGTCATCGCTGATGAGCAGCACGTCCAGCTTCGCCACAAACCCTTTGGCCGGCTTTGTCACGGCGTAGTCGAAATTGTGGTCAAGGAAGATCGTCTGCTCGATCCGCGCGTTGTCGATGCGGTTGCGCACGCTGCTGATGCTTTCCTCGTAGATCGTCAGCGGCTCGGGCAGCGGCGTGCGCGTTTTGAGCGCCGTCTCAATCGCCTCGTGGATCTCGACGCCGCTAGACGACTCCTTGCTCTGGTAAGGCAGCGTGTCCCGCGCTTTGTATTTCCTGTAGAACTGCTGCGGGCACTTCAGGTAGCAGCTTAGACTGGAATAGGAGTAGATCATGCTGCGCCCTCCAAAAAGCGCAAGAAGTCTGCTGTTTGCGCTTCTATAACTGCAAGCCGCGCACGGCACCCGTAATTTATAGCGGCGTCGTCTCTTTCTTCGTGCGTGCCGCTTACCTCGTTGTATCTTTTGGCGTAGGCGTCAGAAAGTGCTTTATCTCTTGCTGGAAAATACTCTTTGGCTTTGGACAGAACAAGCTCCGCGTGCTCCGGGTCGTTCCGGCAGTAGTACAACGTGTCGTCAAGGCCAACTGCTTTAACGATTGTCGCAAGGGGCAGAATCTCGTCATCCGCTTTATATTTACCCAAGCAACGCAGCAGGTTATCCCACCCGATTTCGAAAGTGTCCTTTGGACAGATACGGTTCAGCGTTGTGTAGATCATTCCCGCTGCTCCTTCACGCTCACCAGCTTCTCAAGGTAGTGCAGCGCTTTCTTCAAGTCTTGCAGGCCGTCACCCTTCCGCCCCGCGCGGGAAAGGTACTTGATCGCGTTCCCGCGCAGGAAGCCTTCAAACTCAGGCTCGCTCATCCAGGACTCCATCGCCGACCACGGCTGGACTGCTAGTTCCTTGTAGTGGTCGCCGCCGATCTGGTAACTATCAGCAAGCCGGCTTTTGTTCGCGGTGAACACCGTCCCGACAAACAAGCATGTGTCATGATGCCGCTCACCGTCTTTTGCTCCGCACTTCACACAATACAGACTGCTCATTTTGAATAGTTCCTCGCATATCCGCCTGCACAATTGAGCGGCACGCCTTCCGCATAGCTCGGTGCCGCACGCATCACGCTTTTCGCAAACTCGAACGCCTCATCCGCCTCGCCTTCTCGCACCAAAAAGACAATCTCGTCGTGCGTCATAGTGACCACGCGATACTTGCTCCTGATGGCGAGCATCTGATCGGCCACAATGTCGCGGGCGATGGCTTGGACGATGTTCTCAACCAGCGCAGCACCGTAGAGTCTGCGCTTGTTCGACCCCACGCCGTACTCATACCCATCCGGCGTCAAACGTAGGCCAGGATAGCGCAGCACACGGCCAGACGGCAAGCGAAGCGTCTCGAACCCCGTCGAAATGCCGCGCACCCAGTCCACGCGAGCGTCCTGCATCATCGCTCGCAGCATACCATCCGCACGCTTCCAAAGCCGTGTGATCGCGCCGTATGTGTTACGGTATGTGACGACATACTGCTGCGCGTCCTCCAGGGTCGTGTCAGGCTGCTTGGTGACAATCTGCGCGTGGAGCTTGGCGTGCCCGACCCCATACCCCAACCCGAGAACGCAGGTTTTTGCAACATATCGTTTCACTTCGTCAATCTTTTCCCCCGGCCATAGCCGCTCCGCAAACCGCACGTAAACATCGTCGCCCGCAGCAAACTGCGCCAGCAAGTCATCCTGGCCGGCCAGCCACGCGAGCACGCGCGCCTCGATCTGGCTGGAGTCCACGACGACCAGCATATACCCGTCCGGGGCTGTCAAGCATTTACGCAATGGCGACCCTCGGTTCAGGTTCTGCATGTTCAACCCATCCGCGCCCGACCACCGGCCTGTGTGTGCGCCGTGGTATTTGAGCGGCACTGGCATCGTGCCGCGCCCACTCACGCCAAGAAACTTCGCCGTCCGCCGTAGCTCCGACACGCTCTTGGCCGCTAATCTGCCTTGGATAAGCGTCGCAGCGCGCGGATCGTCTTTGAGCGCCAGCATGTCAGGATCATCCTTGCGCAGCGTCTCGGGCACTTGAACCCCACGCGCTGCAAGCACTGCGGCAAACTGCGGGTTGCTCATCAGCACATCCAGGCTCACCCCTGACGCTGCGACAGCCGCATCACGCTGCGCCTCAAGCTCCGCCAGCCGCGCTTGAAGCAGCGCCGCGTCGATTGTCAACACCGGCTCAGTGAACATGCGCACCGTGCAGTCGATCAGCGCCAACTCTCGCTTGTACCGGATACCTGACAGTTCCGACCGAAGAGCCGCATCGAGCGCGCGATGCAGTTTGCGCAGTAGCTCCACGTCTTGCCTGCAATAATCTGCCAGCCACACCTCTTGTGTGGGGCTAAGGTCGCGCGCACCAAGGGTTTTTACCAGTGCGTCGCCCTTCGCGCCCAAGCCATACCGCTCGCTCAGCGCCGCCAGGGAATGTTTGCCATGCACATCAGCCAGCCGCGCCATGCTCAGCGTGTCCACGATGCGGCGCGGTCTGACGGTGTAGTGCCAGGACAAGATCGCCATATCGAACATGGCATTGTGAGCGCACCAGTCCGCGTCGGGATGGTCTTGTATGAGGCGAAGCAATGATGCAGGCACCGATGGGCCGGACACCCACCGGACAGGCCCATCGTCCTCGCAGTAGGCGAACCCATGCACCTTGAACCGCGCGTCACGGATATATTCTTCCGTGGACATTTTCGACAAAGAGTAATCTTTGTCATAATATGTTTCAAAGTCGATGTAGATTGTTGTCAATTGATTCTCTCCGTGCGTTTAGCATGGTAAACGGAGCGTTCATTGTGCTTCCTCTGGAAGTTATACCGCCTCATAGGTCGCCTCGAAAATGTCCGGCTTGCACGGGTAAAACTCACCCTTCACGCCGCGAATAATCCAGTCTCCGGGCGTCACTTCATGCGGGCCTTCCAGCGTGCCAATGCGCCACGCCAGCAACTTGCCGTCGTCGATTGTTGCATCGACTGTCGTCACCCCGAACTCAGATTCCAGTTTTATCTTTGATTCGAGCGTCCCATCAAATTGGTGCGCTTCAACCACTACCGGCTTCTTCCTAAACATTGCCATTTCATTCTCCGTGATCGTTGTTTCACTCATCAGCCGTCCATCGGTACAGCGCCACACGCCGCGTGCCGAGCGGCTTAATCACTTCGGCCACTTCGACCAGGCCAGCACGACGCAGGCGCAAGATCACGTTCGACACGCTGCGCACCGGGCGGCGGATCTCGGTTGCAATCTGTCGGATACTGCGCGGCTCGGGCGCGTGCATCAGCAGGTCGGCGACAAGGTAGACAGTGCGAGGGGTCACGGCTCAACTCTTTCCGTGCGCAAATTCATCTTGTGTTCCCCCATTTAGGATCAGCGCCTTCGAGCAGCAGGCCGCCGTGATTGCGCGCGGTGAGCCACGCGCGCAGCCAGCGGCGGCGCATGTCCGGGTCAGCCCACAACCGCCGCGCCATGCGGCGCAGCTCGACCAGTGTGTAAGGTGTCATCCGTTGTCGCATGGCGGCACCTTAAGGGCGGAACGGCATGATGACGCCGATAAATTCGTTTCGGAACAGATGCACTAGCGCACCAGCCGCGCCGTTATGGTCGACCTTGAAGCGGCCCGGGTGAGTCGCGCCGGACGATTTGTTGACTTGGGCGAAAAGGTACAGCAGCTCGGCATCGAACTGCGCCGCTTCGCCGCTCGTTTCGGACGGAATGACCTTTGTATAGTCCGGGAACTTGCCATCGAGCGGGGTGAAGCCGAAATCCTGGCTTGCGCCGGGGTTGACGATGCGGGCGGTATTTTTCTCGGGGTCAAAGGTTAGATCGCCCCACTTCGCCGTTCCGCGTTTAGGCTTGAGTTGTTTCACTACATCGCAGGGAATGATGATATCGAAAATGTTTTCGTTCTCAACCGTCTCAGTGTAAAGGCCGAGAACCGCGCCATTTGTGGCTACATAGATAGTTTTGTCGCGCTGGAAATCGACATAGACGCCGTTCAGGTAATAGCGAACGTCTTTTTTAGCGGCCAGGGGCAGCAGGGCGCGAAGGGTTTCGATATTGATGGTGTTTTCCATGATGACTCTCTCCTAGTTAAGCAGTAGCGGGGCGCTTGTAATACGAAAATCCGCGAATGCGGCTACAGTTGGCGCAGCCTACGCAGTCGGTGCAACTGGTGCAGTCGATGCAGTGCAGGCAGTCGGTACAACTGGTGCAGTCGGCGCAGGCAATGCATCCGGCGCAGTCGGCGCAGTCGGTGCAGTCGGTGCAATCAAGGCAGCCGGCGCAATCGATGCAGTCAACGCAGTCGATGCAGTCAACGCAGCCGGCCTCGTCGAGCGCATGGCAGCGGGCATCGGCCTCGTCCTGGCTCGTGTCGCTCCATGACCTATTCCCGCGCGGGGAAACCTCTGAAACATAACGCATGACTCTCTCCTAGTTTTGATGATGCAGCACACGCTGCGGAGTGAACTATAAGTGAACAGAATGCGGGATGCAAATTGATTTTTTCTATCGGGTTAGCTCGTCACATAGACGCGGTTTTCCTGGCGCGGTAGGCGGCTTGGGCACGGCGCAGCGCGGCTTTACCCTTGTCAGACTGGGCATATCGCTTGGCAGCGGCGGCGCGAGCGGCCTTGCCCTTCTCGCTCTGTAGGTATTGCTTGCGTGCTTCCTTGCCCTTCTCGCTCTGTAGGTATTGCTTGCGAGCGGCCTTGCGTTGTGCCTGCCATGCAGCATAGGAGCCGTCGAGCCGGCGTAGGTGTTTCTCCCAGTAATACTCGGAGCGGGCCTCGGCCGGCGCGGTATCGGGCGCGTGGTATAGCGGGGTAGGAGCGGATGGCATCGGCGGCGGGGCAATCGGCGTGAGCGTAGGAAGCGCCTGGGCAGGCGGGGAAGCGGGCGGCGCGTAGCGCTTGAGTGCCTCAATCCGGCGCACTAAGCGCATGGCAATGCTCGCATCTTCACGCATACGCAAGCGCATCGCATCGGCTGCGGGGGAGCCTGCGCATCGATACGCAAGGTCGCGCACAAGATCGGCGGCATGGCGCAGCTTGGCACCGAGGGACAGCGCAGCAGGGGCGGATGCGATGGCGGGGTGAAGTACGCAAGCGCGGTACTCTGCTTCGGCGCGTGCGTAGAGCTTGAGCATGGCGCGATGAGCGCGGCCAGCGGCTAGCACGTCGGGGCGGCGGTCTTTGCGCACGACGGATTTTGCCCGCTCGCGCGCGCGGCGCAGGGCATTGCGGCGACGGGCGGCCTCGAGCATGAGGGCGGTTTTGTCGGGTAGCATGGCAAGGATGAGGGGTAGAATTTTGTAAGCCGTTGATTTTGCAGAGAAATTTGCGATTTAGCGGGTAGATCAGCGCCTGGGGATAGGGGTGTGAGGCTTTACATTGTATCTATATAGCGTAGCCTCGTATATAGTGACAATGTAATGCCTGTTTTTGTTAGTTTTTATAGTGTCTAGACAAATAAATGCGAAAAACACTATGTAGATCAAGCACTTACGATAGGTGAGGGGTCCGAAGCCGATGGGCGCGTTTCCGGGCTACCGGCGCGGCGCGGGCGCACCGCCGCGCCGGCTGCGTAAGAATTAAGCAACCGGTGTGAGTGCTTACTAACTTTTATGCGCGGAGCGCGAGCAGCACGCCCAGGAACACGCCGAGCAAGATCGCGCCGATCATCTCCATGCTGCGGCTGGTGCGCCGCTCCGGCCTGTAGGTTTCCCTATAGCGCGCGATGGCCTCAGCGCCGCGCGCTAGTTCGATGTTTGCGGTGTATTCAGACTCTCGCATGTTCGGCCCCTTAGAATTGCTGAAAAAGAAACGTGTCACCGTCGCGCCAAATTACGGTAGTGTGCTCGTTGAGGAAGTCCTCGACCAGCGCTCGCCGGTCGTCGTCAGTCTTGCAGCCCGACGCATCAAGCCCGTAATCGCTGATAATTTCGTCTACGTCGGATTCCTGGTAGTCGCAGCACAGCGCGACAACGTCAAGTCTGAGAGGGACGCCGGCCTCTTCTTCGAGGTTTTCGATGTAGTCGAACAGTGCTTCGAGGGCTTCGCGACTGAACTGGCTTTCGCGCCCGGCGTGGCGGAAAGCGTCGATGAAGCATGAAAGGGTGATACGTTGAAACATGATGTTTTCTCCTGGGTTTAGGCCATCGCAAAATGTTTTATTCTTGCCCCGCGCGGGCTTCAGCCCACGACTCGATGGCGCGGGCGACTTCTGATGCGTCAAGCCCGCTCCGCTCGATAAAGCGCCGTCCCTCCGCATCGTCGTGCCAGTAATGAGCGCCATCGTCGTAGCTCTTGATGCCCGAGCCCATTATTTTTGCGTCGGCCCCGAACCCGATATACTTCCCGTTGTCGTCGCGGTATTGCACTACAACGCGCATTGACGCGCCTGAAGCGTTATCCGTAATGCTTAGGATGTCGTCGCCATAGTCGTTCGTGTCAGTGTAAGCGATGGTGATGTTCATGTTCTCTCCAGTAGTTGCCCCGCGATGCTGCGGTGCCTGTATTATACGACACAAATTCACGGCAAAGTCACGCCGTTACTAACTTTTACACTTTTGTCTTGCTGGCGGGAAAGCAAGATGCGTGCCAGGGCGGCGGGGTGTGATGCGTTGAGGCGGCAGGGCTAAGCAAGAAGCATGCCAGGATTGGAAACTCTGGAATCCACCCGGACGGACGGGGTGAAATTTTATAACTCCGGGGTGCCGCCCATTCCGCGAGCAAATTTCAAAATTCCACCGCGTTGCTACTACTCGCGTGCGTTTGCGTGCGTTTGCGTGCGTTTGCGTGCGTTTGCGTGCATTCGCGTGCATTCGCGTGCATTCACGCACATGAAAATAGCGACACCCGCTATTCTCGTTTCGCCCCGTTCTTGGTACTATGCGCACATGGACACGATCAAAATCACCATCGAGGTTGGCGAGGACGGCGTGTTCAAAATCCAGTCGTCCCCTCCAGATGAGGGTGCGCTGATCGCTGCGCTGGAGCTTGCCTTGTTTGCGGTCAAAACAAAGCTTGACAGCGAACAATGTTTGCACTAATCTACCCGCACTCTCTCCTCCTCCCCCTGGAGTTCGCGGCCCACTCGTGGGCCGCCTTTTTATGTCTAATGCGTCGCCCCTAGTCGAATTGATCGCGGAGTTGCAAGCGGACAAGCAGTTTGCACTCTCTTACATCTTTGCGCATCGGCATCCAGACGAGACGCCTGCGTTCCATAAGCAGATCGTTGCTGCGTGGGATGACCCGCACCCCCGCGTGCTCATCGAAGTGTTCCGAGGCGGCGGGAAATCGACGCTTGCAGAGGAATACCTCACTCTTGCTGCGCTGTTTCAGGAAGCGCAATACATTCTGCTTGTCGGCAACACCTACAGCAGTGCGTGTGATCGGTTGGCGAGCATCAAGCATGAGCTAGAGAACAACGAGAAGATCGGCGCAATGTTCGGCTCAGTGCGCGGGGCAGCGTGGACAGAGAATGACATTACCCTGTCCAACGGGGTGCGCGTGCAGGCGTTCGGTGCCGGGCAAAGCGTGCGCGGAGCGAAGGAAGTGACGCGCAACATGCGCCCTGATCTTGTGCTGATTGACGATCTGGAGGATCGGGAATCAGTAGCCACGCCAGAAGCGCGGCGCAAGGTGTGGCAGTGGTTCACCCGTGAGCTTGTCCCCGCGTGCGATCCCAAAGCGCGTATTCGCGTCAATGGCACGCCGTTGCATGAGAACTCCATGATCGAGGAACTCAAGCGCAATGCAAACTGGAAGTGCTTGAGCTTCCCCATCTACACTGGCGTAGAGCCTGACCGCGTGCCCATGTGGCCTGCGCGGTTCTCGCTGGAGAAGATCAACGAGCTTTATGAGCAGTTCAGGACGGACGGCGACCTCGCGGGGTTCAGCCAGGAATACTTGCTCAAGCCTATGGATGCGGTGGCTAGTATCTTCGACCGCAACGACATTATTTATGCTGCGCCGTCACCTGCGCACCTTTACATCCCGCGCATCTTGATCGTCGACCCGGCACGCACGACAAACCGATCCACAAGTGCGCGGACGGGCTACGTCGTGGGATCGTGGGTTGGCAACGAGCTACACGTTCATGAGGCGATCGGTGGGTTCCATACGCCTTCGGAGCAGATCGAGTATCTATTCCGGCTCAACGACGCGCATCACCCGATGACGGTGGCTGTTGAAGAAGATGGCCTCAACCAGTGGCTCTTGCAGCCCATTCGGGCGGAAATGGTGCGTAGGGCGGACATCCTGCCACTACAGCCGGTCAAGGCCCCGCGCGACAAGATCAACTTCATCAAGGGGTTGCAGCCGTTCTTCAGGGCGCACGAGGTTAAGTTTCTCAAGCCGCTGCCTGACCTTGAGGCGGAACTTGCCAGTTTCCCCCTCGGGCGCGTCGATATTGTCAACGCGCTGGCCTACATGCTTAGGCTTCGGCCAGGGATGCCGGTCTACGCGGCGTTCAGTTCAGACCACATTCAACACCGCGTGCCCAACGCTCGCGCGGATTGGTATGTGTTCGTGAACGCCACGCCGGGGATGCTCCTTGCAGTCCTTGCCTTCGTGCAGGACGGCCTGTTGAGTGTCGTCAAGGACTGGGTGATCGAGGGGTCGCTCGACGATAGCTTGCGCGCTGTGCTCATGTCCGTCAGCCACGAGATTCCCACAGGTAAGGTGCCGCAGATTGTGGTGCCGTATGACCGCACGCTTATCAACGATGCGTCGAATTTGCCTGCAACGCTTAAGCGGCTGCGGCTGCAATACCGCACCGGGAAGCGAATTGTTGACGCGCAGGAAAGCCTCGACTCGGCGTTGCGGCTTCGGCGCAGCAATGCCCCCACATTCACCGTTAGCCCCGAGGCGACGTGGACGCTCAACGCCCTGGCGGGAGGATATTGCCGCGAGGCGGGGACGGCGTCGTTCGCTGTAAGAGAAAATGTTTACAAACACGTCGCGCAGGCGTTAGAGTCTGGCTATGCGAGTTTGAGCGGCTACGCACTGGACTCTGAACGAGACGAACTCGTTTATAGTTACACCAGCACCGGACGGCCTTACATTTCGATGCGACGGTAAATGCTTAAGCCGCCAGCCCCAATTACATTCTTGCATGGCCGATAAATGACTGAAGATGACCGCGATCTAGAGCAAGAGCAGGATCGAGAATACGTCACCAAAAAAGACGTGCTCGAACAGGCTAAAGAGGTCTACCGAGACGTGATCGAGGCATACCTTGCCCGCGAGGATCGTGACCGGGACATCGAGAAGTTTTGGGACATCTACAACTGCAAGCTGGGCGACGAGCAGGCTTACTCGGGCAAGTCGAAAGTGTTTGTGCCTATCGTACGTGATGCGGTGGAAGCGCGGACGTTGCGGTTTAGCAACGCCCTATTTCCGAGTAATGGTCGATACGTTGAGTGCATTTCCAGCACGCAAGATACGGCGCGGGCACTGACGGCGCTACAGAACCACTATGTGCGGGCTAGTCGGCTGCGTGAAGTGATTACGTCACTGTTGCGCGCTGGCGACGTTACGGGGCAATATAACCTGTATGTGGACTGGCAGACGCGAGCACGCACCGTCACCGAACGGCAACTAGAGGATGTGCTGACCCCCGATGGGCTGCCGACCGGCGTGCAAATCGAGACAGAAAAGGACGTCGAGGTCGAAGTCGGCCTGCCGGATGTGTGGGTGATTGCCGATCAAGACTTGGCGGTCATCCCGGCAACGGTAGACAACATTGACGACGCGGACGTGGTGGCCGTCACTTTGCGCGCGACTAAATCTTGGCTGCGTGAGCGCAAGGATCAGTTCTCGTCGAAGCAATACAAGCGGGCGATGGATCTATTCTCCGTCTCGTCGGATCGCAAGGAGAACCCTAACCATCCTGACGACCCTAAGCGGCAGGCCAAGGAGGCCGGGGTTAAGAGCGACAAGGGCACAAAACACTTGATGCTGCATCAGGTGTGGTGCAACCTGAAGATTGACGGGGAATACACGCCTTGTTACTTTGTCGCCTTCGGGCCTGACGACTTTCTGACTATCAAGAAAAACCCGTTTTGGGGGCAACGCCCGCCCATTATTTCGGCGCCCGTCAAGAAACTGCCGGGGAGTTTTTGGGGTGTCAGCCCGATCAAAGCTGTTTCCCAGTTGCAGTATCAGGCGAACGATGCGGTCAACATGGGCATGGACGCGGCGCAGTATGCCCTTGCGCCTATTGTCATGACGAACCCGGAGCGCAACCCTCGCGTGGGGTCAATGGTGCTGGAAATGGCCGCCGTGTGGGAAACCAGCCCGCAGGACACGCAGATTTTGCAATTCCCGAAGCTGTGGCAGGACGCTTTGC